CATCCCACACTATATTCTATTACGCATAGCGCTGGCAGCTAGCTGGCGCGTGTCGCGCTGGCGCGATGTTTTCGGCATGACCTATTTGACCTATTTGACCTATTTGACCTAGGCGCGCGACCAGGCGGAATGTTACGTTATAACGTAACAGATTATGCTGCAACGCAATATAAACATCTAAACATCTGAATAGCTATTCAGATGTTCATGCCTGGCCTCGCCCATCCGGCCCCGCGCCGAAGGCCGGGGGGAGGGGGGCCGGCGGCCGCCCCGTCCCGGTCACGGAGGGTCCGCAAACAATTTTTTATTTTTTGCAAACCCAACCAGCCATGCTATACAAAATCTATGGCAGTCTTTTCGCTCCCCTATGAGCCGCGCAAACTGGAAGCCACCGAGGCGCGGTTGGAAGCCATTTATGACGCCGCGCGTAATGGATTGCGTGGCGAGGCGCTGGCGCTCGCATCCGGCATGACGCCGACCGAATACCGCGCGCTGTGCGAGTTCGACCCGCTGGCGGCGTTGGCCGCGGAGAAGGGCCGGGCCGACGGCGAGATGGAGATGTCCAAGGTGCTGCATGACGCCGCCCGCGCCGGCGACGCCAAGGCGGCGCTGGATGTGCTGAAGCACGTCCACGGCTGGGTCGCCAAGCAGGCCGTGCAGGTCGAGGTCAACCAGACCATCTCCATCACCTCCGCACTGCAAGAGGCTCAGCGCCGCGTAATTGAAGGTGTGGCTGAGGCGGCGCACGTAATCGAACAGGCAGAAGATGCAAACCACACGGTATAGCGCCGACGACGAAATGGAACTGATGAGCCGGCTGTGGACGCCGGCCATCAAGGACGACCCGCTGAAGTTCGTGCTGTTCGTGTTCCCGTGGGGCCAGCCTGGCACACCGCTGGAACACTTCGACGGCCCGCGCAAGTGGCAGCGCCAGGTGCTGCAACGCATGGCCGACCACGTGAAGCAGAACAACGGCAAGATCGACTTCGACACGCTCAGGATGGCGACGTCATCCGGCCGCGGGATCGGCAAGTCGGCGCTGGTCAGTTGGCTGGTCATCTGGATGCTGACCACGCGGATCGGCTCGACAACCATCGTGTCGGCCAACTCCGAGGCGCAGCTTCGGTCGATCACATGGGCGGAAATTACCAAGTGGCTCAGCATGGCGCTCAACAGCCACTGGTTCGAGGTCAGCGCCACGCGGCTGATGCCGGCCAAGTGGCTGACGGAACTGGTGGAGCGCGACCTCAAGATGGGCACCCGGTACTGGGGCGTCGAGGGCCGGCTGTGGTCGGCGGAGAACCCCGACGCCTACGCGGGGGTTCACAACTTTGCCGGGGTCATGCTGGTGTTCGACGAAGCCAGCGGTATCGACGACAGCATCTGGTCGGTCGCGGCGGGTTTCTTCACGGAGAACACGCCGCACCGCTTCTGGCTGGCGTTTAGCAACCCGCGGCGCAACAGCGGCTACTTCTACGAATGCTTTCACTCCAAGCGCGACTTTTGGGACACCAAGATCGTGGACGCGCGCACGGTCGAGCATACGGACAAGCAGGTCTATCAGCAGATCATCGACGAGTACGGCCCCGACAGCACCCAGGCCCACGTCGAGGTGTACGGTCAGTTCCCCAACGCGTCCGACGACCAGTTCATCGGGGCCAGCACTGTCGACGACGCCATGCGGCGACCGCAGCACAAAGACCCGTCGGCGCCGATCATCATCGGCGTGGACCCGGCGCGGTTCGGGTCTGACAGCACGGTCATCGCCATCCGGCAGGGACGGGACATCGCGGCGATCAAGCGGTTCAAGGGCGACGACACCATGACGGTGGTGGGACACGTCATCGACGCCATCGAGACGTACAAGCCGGCGCTGGTGGTGATCGACGAGGGGGGCTTGGGCGCCGGCATCGTCGACCGGCTGAAGGAGCAGCGGTACAAGATCAAGGGGGTCAACTTTGGGAACAAGTCGAAGAACCCGCTGATGTGGGGCAACAAGCGGGCCGAGATGTGGGGCGAGATGCGGACCTGGCTGAAGGACGCGTCCATCCCGCTGGACCGTTACCTCAAGAACGACCTGACCGGGCCGATGATGAAACCGGACAGTAAAGGGACTATCTTCTTGGAAAGCAAGAAGGATATGAAGGCCCGCGGGCTGGCCTCGCCCGACGCGGCCGACGCCATCGCGGTGACCTTTGCGTTTCCTGTGGCGCATAGGGAATATGTTGCAACCGCGCCCAAACGCGGCTATACTGCGGGAGGTATAGCAACATCTTGGATGGGGGCGTAATGTTGACGCAAAATGAACTATCAGATTTATTTGAATACCGCGACGGCCGTTTATACAGCCGCGTATTTCGAGGTAAGATTACGCCGGGAACGTGCATAGGAAACCGGCGTAAAGACGGGTATTTTCATGCTGAAATAAACAAACGAAAATACTTGTTACACCGGCTTATTTTTACATTAAAGCACGGCTACACCCCGGTTTTTATAGACCACATAAACGGGGACAGATCAGACAACCGAATTGAAAATTTGCGCGATGTTACCCGTGGGCAAAATAACCGTAACGCTAAACGACGCAAAAACAGCAGATCGGGCGTAAAAGGGGTTTCTTGGTACGCTAAAGACCGCAAATGGGTTGTCCGTCTGTACATAGGCGGAAAAAATAAGTATTTTGGGTCTTTTGATTTACTTGAAGACGCCGAAAAACACGTGCAACAAATTCGTGAGCAGTTACACGGGCCATACGCACGACATTGTTGACAGGGCACCGCGCAGGGCCTATGCTCCGGGCGGAATTTCAAACTCTTGGATGGGGGCGTAACCATGGCCTACACGAAACCAATCGGCGTAGCGTTCACCGATCAGGACATCAGCGGCGCGAACATTATCTTGACCGATGAGCAGCTTGGCTACACCGCCGAGGGTCAGGGCACGGTAACGCAGGCGACCAGCAAGTCGACCGCGGTGACGCTGAACAAGCCCGCCGGCCAGATCACGATGAACAACGCGGCGCTGGGCGCTACGACTAACGTGACGTTTACGCTGAACAACACCTTCATCAGCACCAACGACATCCTCATCCTGAACGTAGCCGCCGGCGCTACCGCGGGCGCGTACAACTGCTGGGTGTCTGGCCTAAGCGCCGGGGCTGCGTCCATTACGGTGCGGAACATCAGCGCCGGGTCGCTGTCTGAAGCGGTCGTGATCAACTACGCGCTGATCCACTGCGTCTAACACTCTCACCGGCACAGCGGGGACGCGATGGCCAAGAAAAGTGTTTCGCTGGCCGTAGGCCGAGGCGAGAAGCTACCGACCGATAAGGGCGCGGGCCTGACCGCCAAGGGCCGCGCTAAGTACAATCGTGAGACAGGCTCCAACCTAAAGCCTCCGGCCCCCAGCCCCAAGACCGAGGCGGACAAGGGGCGTAAAAAATCTTTTTGCGCCCGCATGGCGGGTGTGGTAGCCAAGGCTGAGAACGCCGACAGGGCGAAGGCCAGCATGAGAAGGTGGAAGTGCTGATGGCAAAACCAGGGCTATATTCCAACATCGCAGCCAAGAGGGCGCGCATTGCGGCCGGGTCTGGCGAGAAGATGCGGAAGGTCGGCTCCAAGGGCGCCCCGACCGCGGCGGCGTTCCGTGAATCTGCCAAGACGGCCAAGCCAGCCAAGAAGGGCAAGTGACATGCCGCTGGTGAAGTCCACCTCCAAGGACGCCTTCCGCAAGAACGTGAAGGCCGAAATTGCTGCCGGCAAGCCGGCAAAACAGGCTGTCGCCATTGCGTACGCAACCAAGCGCGCAGCGGCTAAGAAAGGCAAGTAATGGCCGCCAACGATGTAGAAGCCGCAGGCAAGGTATCGGACAGCGACGACAAGGACCGTCTGTCCGTCATGCGCCGGCGCTACACCATGGCGCTGTCGGCCTACTCGGACAGCCGCGAGGACGAACTGGACGACCTGCGCTTCATGGCCGGGTCGCCTGACAACCAGTGGCAGTGGCCGGCGGACGTGCTGGCGACCCGCGGGTCTGTGCAGGGTCAAACGATTAACGCGCGGCCGTGCCTGACGATCAACAAGCTGCCGCAGCATGTGCGCCAGGTGACCAACGAGCAGCGGCAGAACCGGCCGACCGGCAAGGTGATCCCGGCCGACGACCGCGCGGACGTGCGCGTGGCCGAGATATTTGACGGCATGGTGCGGCACATTGAGTATATCTCAGACGCCGACGTGGCTTACGACACGGCCTGCGACAACCAGGTTACCTACGGCGAGGGCTACATCCGCATTTTGACGGAGTACGCCCGCGAGGACAGCTTCGACCAGGACATCAAGATCGGACGGGTGCGGAACTCGTTCTCGGTCTACATGGACCCGGCCATTCAAGACCCGTGCGGCGCCGACGCCGAGTGGTGCTTCATCACCGAAGACGTGAGCAAGGCCGACTATGAACGCATGTTTCCAGACGCTGCGCCGATTTCTAGCCTCATGTCGCAAGGCGTGGGCGACCAGAGCCTTTCTCAATGGCTCTCGGAAGACATGGTACGTATCGCCGAATACTTCTACTACGAACACGAAAAAGCGACGCTAAACCTCTACCCCGACAACATCACAGCCTTCGCCAACTCGCCGCAGGACAAGCAACTGAAGGCGATGTTTGGCAAGCCGCTGCGTAGCCGCTCGGTGGACCGCAAGAAGGTCAAGTGGGTCAAGACCAACGGGTTTGAGGTGCTGGAAGAGCGCGATTGGGCGGGCAAATACATCCCCGTCGTGCGCGTAATCGGCAACGAGTTTGAGGTCGACGGTCAGCTTTACGTGTCGGGCCTTGTGCGGAACGCCAAGGACGCCCAGCGCATGTACAACTACTGGGTCAGCCAGGAAGCCGAAATGCTGGCTCTGGCACCCAAAGCACCCTTCATTGGCTATGGCGGCCAGTTTGAAGGCTACGAGATGAACTGGAAGACGGCTAACACGAACAACTGGCCGTACCTAGAGGTCAATCCAGACGTTACGGACGGCGCAGGAAGCCCTCTGCCGCTTCCGCAGCGCGCACCGCCGCCGCTGGCCCAGACCGGCCTCATACAAGCTAAATTGGGCGCTGCTGACGACATCAAAGGCACCACAGGCCAGTACGACAGCAGCCTAGGGGCGCAAAGCAACGAGCGGTCTGGCCGGGCCATTCTGGCGCGCGAGAAGCAGGGCGACACGGGCACCTACCATTACGTCGACAACCTGTCCCGCGCGATCCGGCACGTCACCCGGCAACTTGTGGACATGATCCCCAAGATTTACGACACCGCCCGCGTGGCGCGTATCGTGGGCCTAGACGGCGAAGTGGGCATGGTGCGGATCAATCCGACCCAGCCGGAGCCTGTGAAGGAAATCCGCGACGAAAACGGGCTTGTGATCGACAAGATTTACAACCCGTCGGTCGGCGTTTACGACGTGTGCGTGACCACTGGGCCAGGCTACATGACCAAGCGTCAGGAAGCCTTGGACGCCATGTCTATGCTGTTGCAGTCTAACCCGCAGCTTTGGACGGTCGCCGGTGATCTGTTCATCAAAAACATGGATTGGCCGGGCGCGCAGGAGATGGCGGCGCGGTTTGCTAAGATCATTGATCCAAAGGTTATGGAAGGCGAAGACCAATCGCCCGAAATGCAGATGGCCAAGATGCAGATCGAAGCCCTGACCAAGGAACTGAACCAAGTCGTCGGCATGTTGCAGCGCGTCGAGCAGTCGATCGAGGCGCAGGAAGTGCAGATCAAGGCCTACGACGCCGAAACCAAGCGCATTTCCGCGGTCCAGGCCGGCATGACGCCCGATCAAATTCAAGACATCGTGATGGGCACCATCGCAGCAGCTATGGATACCGGCGATCTGGTTGGCCCCGGCGGCCCAGTTTCACGTGAAATGCCGGAAATGCAACCGGAAATGGGCGGAATGCCACCAGACATGGGCGGAATGCCACCTCAAATGCCGCCAGGAGGCCCAATGCAATGAGTTGCGCTGAATTTATCGGCTGCATGTTTTTGGCCCGCGATGTGGCCCATTCGGTCCATCTAAACACCCGCAGTTTTGCCAAACACAAGGCTTTGGGCGGGTTTTACGACAATGTAATCGACCTAGCCGACAAGTTTGCCGAAGCCTATCAAGGCCGGCACGGGCTTATTGGTCCAATTTCCTTGCACTCCGCGCGCAAAACCTCCAATATCACCGAATTTCTTGAGGATAGCCTCAAAGAAATTGAGGATATGCGCTATAAAGTGTGCGACAAGTCTGATACGGCGTTGCAGAACATCATCGACGAGATTGTCGGGCTGTATTTGACGACGCTGTATAAACTGAAATTCCTCGCGTAAGGACGTGCCATGGAACTCCCGATCACTAACCCGCTTTCGGACGCCGATTTTCCCACCCGCACCGCGGCTTTTACCGCGACGGCCGCGTCTACGGCTACTTGGCCGGCAGGCCCTCAAGCTGTTTCCGTGTGGGCGACCACTGCGTGTCATGTGCTTGTGGGTGAGGGTGTAACTGCCACCACGGCGTCTTTTGCGATCCCGGCCAACACCCTTGTGAACCTGATTTTGCCTACCGGCACCGGGGCTCCGTGGCGGGTCAGCGCAATTCAAACAGCCGCTGGCGGTACGCTTTACGCGCGCCCCATTAACTACAAGTAACACCGTACGGTAGGGGCGCGCAGATGACTAACGTCAAAATTTCTGAACTCCCGGCCGCTACCACGCCGCTTACCGGCGCGGAGTTGGTGCCGATTGTCCAGAGCGGCGTTACTGATCAGGTCAGCGTGTCTAACCTAACTTCCGGCCGCGCCGTGCCTGTAGGTTCTTTGACGCGCGGCGCCCCGGTCACAAAAACGGCCAGTTTTACCCTTGCGGATACCGAAAACTGGGTCATTTGCAACGGTACGGGGTCCATCACCATCACATTTCCCTCCGCGGCGTCTTGGACCGGCCGCGAGGTAATGGTCAAAACTATCGCCGCGTTTACGGTTGTGTCGGCGTCGTCCAACATCGTGCCGCTTATTGGCGGCGTGGCAGGGACGGCTATTTTGGCAGCGACCGCCGGTAAATGGGCCACTCTTGTAAGCGACGGCACGAACTGGGTCATAATGGCCGCCGTTGTCTGACAACCGTACTGGTGCGGTCCACCAGGGTTCGTAAGGAACACCAATGTCTGAAGCAGTACAAGACTTAGCGGAAGTACCCGCGCCGGAACAGGCCGCTACGGCGGCGCCTGTAACCGATGCCTCATTGCCGGAAGACCAAACGACAGAAGCGCCTAAGACCTTCACCCAAGAAGAGTTGGACGCGATTGTCGGCAAACGCCTTGCCCGTGAACAACGGAAATGGGAGCGTGAGCAAGCCCAAAGGCAGGCTGAACTGGAAACGCGTCGGGCGATGCCCGTCAACCCTCCAGCGCCTGATGATTTCAACAACGCTGCTGAGTATGCGGAGGCTTTGGCTGAGCGAAAAGCACAAGAGTTGGTTCGTCAGCGTGAAGCCGCCCAGCAGCAAGCTAGATTGCTGGAAACATACCACGAGAAAGAGGAAACCGCCCGCGGTAAATACGACGACTTTGAACAGGTCGCGTACAACCCGAGCCTTCCTGTGACCGATGTTATGGCCCAGACAATTCAGGCTTCTGACGTTGGCCCCGACATCATCTATTGGCTAGGGTCCAATCCGAAAGAGTCTGCGCGTATCGCCAACCTTCCGCCAATTTTGCAGGCCAAGGAAATCGGCAAAATCGAAGCCAAGATGGCTTCTGATCCGCCGCTGAAAAGAACCTCAACCGCGCCCGCCCCTATTGCTCCGGTGACTGCGCGTTCAACTTCCTCCCCTGCCTATGACACGACAGACCCTAGATCTGTTAAATCCATGTCAACGTCAGAATGGATTGAAGCGGAGCGTATGCGCCAGATCAAGAAGTGGGAGGCTTCCCGCAACCGCTAAGTATAAGGATCAGCCACCGTGGCTAATTCACTTCTTACCATCGACATGATCACCCGGAAAGCTCTCGAAATCCTCGAGAACAACCTTGTGATCACCCGCACCGTGAACCGCCAGTACGACGACAGCTTTGCCGTCGAAGGCGCGAAGATCGGCTCCACCCTCCGCATCCGTCTGCCAGACCGCGCTCTGGTGACCGACGGCGCCGCGCTGCAAGTGCAGGACGACAACGAACAGTTCACCACGCTGACGGTTTCCAGCCAGAAGCACATCGGTGTGAACTTCACGTCTGCTGAACTGACCATGCAGTTGGACGACTTCGCCGAGCGCGTTCTCAAGCCGCGTATTTCGCAGCTTGCGTCCAGCATCGACGCTGACGTGGCCAACTCCTACAAGTCGATCTTCCAGTCTGTCGGCACCCCCGGCACGACCCCGGCGACCTCTCTGGTGCTGCTCCAAGCCCAGCAGAAGTTGAACG